GGGTTGTTCGGGACGTTGAAGAGTCTCGAGGATTTCGTTGGTGACAAGTTCGGTGGTACTGGTTCGGCTGATATTACGAAGCGGATCAAGACGCTTGACTCGGCGCTGGCTGATCTGGTGAAGAGTGGTAACACGAAGCAGGCTGCTGCGGATTGGCAGTATTTGCAGTCGAAGACTGACGGCTCGAAAGAGGCGTTGCAGCATCTTACTGATTTGTTTCCGCAGTATACGAGGGCTGCACAGAAGTCGAAGCCTGCTACGGATGATCAAACGTCGGCGTCGCAGGCTACCGCAACGGCGTTCGAGGATGCCGCCAATAAGGTGCAGGATCTTCAGAACCAGTTGAATAACCTGATCGACACGTTGAACAAGTCGAATGATGCGAACCAGACGGCGATCACCGCGAATGCGGCGTACCAGGATGCGCTTGCTTCCGTGAATGACACAATCCAGAAAGCTAAGTCTGGTCAGGACGGGTATTCGACTTCGCTGGACCAGAACACTAAAGCCGGTGCGGATAATGTGGCAATGTTTGCTGATTTGGCGAACAAGTCGCAGGCTGCGGCGGCTGCACAGTTCCAGGTCGACGGTAACACGCAGAACTATGTGGCGACGTTGCAGTCTGGTAAGCAGGCGTTGATTGATACGATCACGAACCTGACCGGTAATGCGGCGGCGGCACAGGATTTGGCGGATAAGGTTTATCAGATCCCGTCGCAGCATGAGATTGATATTCAGTCGACAGCGATTGAGATCAAGAACAATGTTGATAACCTGAACAACGCACTGAAGGCCTTGCCGCACGACACCTATGTGGATATCTGGCAGACAACACACATACTGTCTCAGGTTGATGCGTCTCGTGAGCAGGAACAGCACCGTGCTGGTGGTGGGTATATCAGCGGCCCCGGTACTGGTGTTTCGGACAGCATCCCCGCGTATCTGTCGAATGGTGAGTATGTGGTGCGTGCTGCTGCGACAGCTCGCAACCGTGCCCTGCTGGATTACATCAACCGTGGCGGTGTTGCACGGTTCGCGCAGGGCGGGTTCGTTGATGCGCGGCATGTGCAACGGTTCGCCAACGGTGGACCTGTCGCCGGTGCTGTTGGTTCGTCGGTGACGAACGTGAACACGTTCAACGTGCCAGCGATTGAAACACAGGATCCGACAGTTTACGCAACGATTATTGGGCGCGAGTTTGCACGGAGGTCAGCGGGATGACCCAGATCCTCTTTGATGGGCTCACGTTTGATGACACGGCATCGTCGGGGTTCACGATTGGTTCGTGGGCTGGTTGGTGGGATGCGCCACCTGTGAAAACACAACTGTCGGAGCGGAGTGTCGGTGATGGGGCGTTTGCTGTTTCACGGGTTGACCGTGCAGCACGCCCCATCACCGTGAACGGTTCCTATGTTGGTACTGGCATGGCGGACACGTATGCGGCTTTGCGTCGTATTGCGGCGTTGCAGGCGAATGGTGTTCCGTCAACGTTCCGGGTGGTTGAACCGTTTTCGGACCTGCAGTGTGTGGTGACTCTTGTTGGTGCGCCGACCCTGCCGCAGAAACTGTTCAACCCGTATTTCACGTTCTCATTCAATGTGGTTGCCGCTGACCCGTACTTGTATGGGCCAACGCAGACGGTGACTGCTGGTGCGCCGGCTTCTGGTGGCGGGTTGTTGTTCCCGTTGGGTACAACTTCCACGAAGTATTGGGATTTCGGTGCTGATGGTACGTCGGGGCGTGTGTCTGTGACGAATACTGGCACAGCGGACATGTACCCGGTGCTGTCTGTTACTGGCGGGGTTTCGGGTGGGTTCATCATCACGGATATTACGTCTGGTGTTGTGGTCCCGTTCTCGAGGCTGATCCCGGACGGTTCGCAGGTGACCATCAATTCGCGTACGGGTCGTGCGTACATTGATGACCCGTCGAATGACGTGTCAGGGTATCTGACTTCACCGGACTCGATTATCCGTGTCGGTCCTGGTGAGACGCATCTGATCCAGTTCTCACCGCAGGGCACCGTTACCGGGACGCCTTCTATGACTGTGGAATCTGCTTCACCGAACCTGTAAAGGGGGCGCGCTTTTGGCTACACGCTTCCTCCTGGGCGATCTGCGTACCGGTAAACGGCTGTTGACGTTGCCGGTGTTGTCGGGGTCGTGGGAAGACACGTTGGATCAGGCGGAAACGATTAGTGCCACCGTTTCGGTGCGTGACCCTGATGTGCAGGCGTTGGGGTTGCGTTCTGCTGCGACCCCGGCGAAAACGTTTCTGGCTGCGGTGGATGGTGACACGGTGTTGGCTGCTGGCCCGATCTGGGTTCGCACGTATGACCGGGATCAGGGCACGTTGCAGTTGTCTGCGAAGGGTATGGCGTCCCTGTTTGATCACCGCTTGATTCTGCCTGTGTTGGCGGCGACCTTGGATGTGTCCGAGTGGACTGTTCCCGATCCGTCTGATGATACGGGCAATAAGACGATGCCGAACCCGGATTTGGAGTCGAAGTTTACGGGTGTGTCGTTGGGGACGATTGCTAAGAAGCTGGTTGCTCAGGCGATGACGTGGACTGGTGGGGATTTGCCGGTTGTGTTGCCGTCTGATGAGTCGGATGATGACCCGGATCATGTGAAAACGTATGAGGGTACGGATTTCAAACCGGTTGGTGAGGCTTTGACGGATATCACGAACCTGGTGGATGGTTGCGAGTTGAACTTTGCTCCCCGGTTCACGTCTGACAAGTTGGGTGTGGAGTGGGTGTTGCAGACCGGGACGGTTGAGCAGCCCCTGATTTTTTCCATGTCGGAGCCTGTGTGGAATGTGACCGTTCCGGGTACACCGGTGTCGAACCTGACGATTGATGAGGACGCCTCCGCGCTTGGATCCATTGGGTGGGAGTCGGGCGGGCGAGCGTCGGATGATGTTCTGGTGGCCCGGTCGTATGACTCGAGCCTGGTGGATGCTGGCTACCCGCTGATGGAGCTGATCGACTCGTCTCACACTGATGTTGTTGAGCAGGCAACGTTGGACAGTTACGCACAGACCCTTGTGGTGCGTGGTCGCACACCGGGTGATTCGTGGTCGTTTACGGTGCAGGCGCACCCATTGGATGATCAAGGCGGGTTGGCTGGGCCGCAGTTGGGTGGCTACAACGTGGGGGACTACTGCCGACTCGTCTTTGAGGCGTTCGATGGCGTGCACGGTGACCCGTACATTCCTGGCGGGTCGTACCGGCAACGCATCGTCGGTTTGAAGGGTGACGAGGTGGGCAACACGGTGGACATTACGTGCGCCCCTGAGGTGGTGTCGTAGTGGCGGGCGCGTATAAGGCTCCTGCTGGTGATCAGCTTGGTGCACTGATTGAGCGGATCAAGGGTATTGAGTCGCAGTTGGCGGCGTTGCAGCGTCCGACTGGTACGCAGCTCTCGTCGCTGGTTGCTCAGGTACAGGCGGCGTTGGCGAACATCAACGCCACGGTTGCGGCTGCGATTTCGGCGAACTCGTACACGAAGAGTCAGATTGACTCCAAGGTGGCATCGCCGGGCAACATCGCACCAGGAAACGTGGTCGCGTCCGGCCAGGTGCAAAGCAACGGTGGACCGTTGAAGTCTCTGCCGTCGCATAACTACACGGTCAGCAGCGGGTATGTTGCCACGTGGACTGATGGCGACGGAACCATTGGCACGTCGCCATCGACGGGCACTGTGAAGAAGTCGCTCACCGAAATGACGGCTGACGATGCGCGTAATCTGTTGAGCCTAACCCCCTATTGGGGTCGGTATGTGTGGGATGACGACGAGTCCCCATTGAAGGTGTTCTTCCTGGCGGAGGATGTGCGGGCTGCTGGTTTCGGCCCCGATGTGGCACCGACTGTTGTTGGTGAACCGTTGGCGTTGGTGAACCCTGATGGTTCCCCGGTGCTGGACGCTGACGGAAATCAGGCTGTTGTGCCGGTGGGTGAAGCGTGGACTGTGAACTATTCACAGATGGTTGTCCCGCTGATTGCGGCTTGGCATGACGGGGCGCAGCAAATGCAGGCGTTGCAGGCGACGATCACCGGCCAGCAGGCACAGATTCAGGATCTTGTGTCCCGTCTGGCTGCTGCTGGTATCGCCTAGTCGCAGGTCGGAACCCCGTTGATGGTGGATGCGGAGTGGTTCGCGCACCATGAGGCCGGGTCGACCGAGGGAACCATCTGACCGTACTGCCCGTTGTTAGGGTCGGTGACCTGCATCATGGGGAGCGGTGTTCCCGACGCGGCACCAGACGATCCGCCACTTGATCCGCCACTCGGGCCACCATCGCCGGAGTCGTCATCGGATGCTGCTTCAACGGCGGCTTGCTGTCGGGCGGCTGCTTCTGCGGCGGCTTGTGCTTCGGCTGCCTGCTGTGCGGCGAGCGCTGCAGCGGCAGCAGCTTTGGCGTCCTCAGCAGCCTGCACTTGCGCGTTCACGTCGTTGATGTGTTGCTGCTGGATGCCGTCAGCCCAGACTTGCTGGTCGTCCTGAGCGGATTCGTTCATGGCCTGACTGTAGGCGTGGTCTGAGGCGACGTACTGCTGCTGTGCTGCGGTTGCGGCTTGGACGCCGTTCCATGCGAACACGCCACCTACTACGCATCCAGCTGTGATTATGGCCGCAGCGATTCCGCCTGCGATGCGTCCGGTTTTCTTTTCCCCCGTCATGCCGCCAGTGTAACGCGGCTGCGAATAATTTCAAACAGGTTTTTTGGAGGTTCCATATGGCGCTTCGTAAGGGCATTCCCGCGAAGTTGGCGCTCACTGACGCGGACGACACGAGGTATGACTTCCGAAACCTTGTTGTGTGCAACTCGGATGGCACCCCCCGTGGTGGGGTAACGTCGCCGGTTGGTGTCAACCTGCTGTCGTCTACAGCAACCATGAATGTTGCGGTTGCTGCATTCAACGCGGTTGCTGGGCGTGATTCTGGTGCGATCCTGTTGGCGAACGACGGGCCGGTGAATGTGACTCTCACGTCAGCCCCAGCATCTAATTCGCGTATTGACGTGATCTACGCGAAGCAGAATGATGGTTCGTCCACGGTTACGTCACCGGATGCGAACAGTAACCCGATTATTGACAAGGTTACGGGTACAGCTTCCGCAACGCCCGTGAAGCCGTCGATTCCCACGGGCGCTGTCGAGTTGGGCACTGTTGTTGTGCCTGCTGGTGCTACGGCGACGAACTCGGCTGGTGTCGTCATCACGACGACATGCCCGTTCACTGCGGCACCGGGGGGCAAGGTGCCGTTTCGTACGTTGTCTGATTTGCAGGCGTGGACTACTGCGATGCCGGGTCAGGCTGCGCATGTCATTTCGGATACCACGACCGCGAATCTTGGGCATTACAACCTGGTTGGTTCGAGTTGGTTGAAGAACACGGGCGCACTGTTGCTGCCTTCCTAAGTTTCGGGTGGCACGTT